GATCGTCAAGAACTGCTGAATCGTTGGTAGCAGTACCGTAGAGGCGTTCATAGGTGTTTACAGTGTCTGCAAGGTTTTCTACTTCGGCAGGAACACGAGTCTCTGCAACAACACCATACCAATCACTATCAAGCTCAGCAATCTTGGTCAGCGCATCACTATAACTAGTATCGGCTTCAGCAGTACCAGAATCATAGATACCAATCTTCAGGAAACGTGGTGAAGGTGTCTGACCAAAATAAGCCTGAGCAGCTTTGTAAGCATAATCAGTATCTGTCCAGTCAACAGCAACTGCTGTCATATCTGAATAAGTTTTTACACGGAAGCCTTTAGAGGCAACCCCGTCTACAACGTCAGCAATAACGAGCAGTGTACCAAAACCCTGTCTGGTGATAGATCGGGATGCTCGTGTAATCTGAACGTCTACAATGTCACGAATCTTTGACATATAAATGTTCTCCATATTTTCTTTTGCAAAAGATTGTGCAAATAACTGGACATACCAGTTTAAATGCTCTGTTTAGAATATTTTAAACTCCTAAGGATGCCTTAAAATCTTCTGAAATTGTTGTGCCAGAAGCACTAGAAAAGATACCAGCACCCTGTACCGTCTCTATCAGATCCATAAACTCCTGATCTGTCATCATAGAATGGACAGTGACAATCATCTCAGCACGTTCTTGCCAAGAAGCATTCACAAGCTCTGGGAGTTTTCTTATATCAGATCTTGTTGAAAAGGCTATATTGGCATCTGCCATTTGGTCTGTTATATTCTTCTTATTTAAAGCCATTGAAAACTTTGTCATCAACGACGTTGAATATGGGCCGTAAGTGGTTAGCCTGATAGGAATAGATAGGTGCTGGTAAAACTGGCGAGAACCGTCAGGATTTAAGAACTCTCTTTGAACTCTACCGACGTGGTTAAGAGATAATATCCTGAAGGTCGCATAAGGAAGGTCTGGTTGAGGCCCATTCTGACTCTCAACAATCATATTAGTGAGTTCAGGAACTTCTGGTAGGAGTATGTTTCTGAAAGAATCTTCTAAATCTTCTATATACATTATTAAGCCCCTGTGCTCTGTCTCTCAAGAACTGCTAAGGCTTCATAATGATCCATGATTTGGTTACGCCAAGGGTCAACTCTAACAACCTTATAACGCCTACCGTAATACTCTATTACATCAGCCTCTACACCACCATCAATATTCTGAGAGAACAGTTCTTCTATATCGAAAACTCTTATAGCACCATCCAATGATTCACCTTCAGGGATCATTTGCAGGTCTGCTGCCGAAACAGGCTGTACAGATGTGTGTTTATGTACTAGGAGTGTTTCTACACCTTCTCGCCACCTACCATTCACATACTGACCAGACGACTTCCGGTAGACATTTATAGGCTCTTTTAGAATACTTAGAGGGAGCATTTATCCACCTATATTAACTTCGTATGTGATAGAATCAACCAACGTCTCTGTATCAATCAAACGAGTTCCGTATGATTTAGGAATATAAGAACCTTCTACTGTGTACTCTACTGAATTTGATCTTATAAAACCTTCGTAATTCTTCGACATCTCTTCACCAATGTCTGAAAGAATATTATCAACCGCTGTATGTGACTTAGTGAGGTTTCTAAAATTCCTGTTGAATGGTGTTGCGAAGTCTATGCTTTGTGAGTAATCAACATCCTGTATAAAGGACGCTCTAACTCTATCACCATTCTCTCTCTCAAAACCAAATTCGTACAGTGCTGCCAGTGATGCTACAGTGCCATCAAAGTTTGGATGCCTTTCGCTGGATATGACGCCAGCATCTACACTGCTCTTTTCCAGTTTCTTTAGATTATTGAGAAGGGTGTCTAAGGCTTTACGATCTTCTTTCACAACAGCCATAAAACACCTCACAGAGTTTAGCAATATTCCTCATCATCCCACTTATCAGGATTGCAAGGATCGTAGTAAATACCATCTTTCTTGGTAAGAGGCTTAGTCAAGGAAGAATCACCTTTCACCTCATTATATCGCGACCTATCTATACCGCCAAAGTAAACCATAGGTTTTCCTGAGTTCAAGACAGACTGCTTCTTGATCCCTTCATACAGAGACTTCATAGCTTCTGCACGACTGTTATACTCCAGTCTGATTTTACCAACGTGTTCTACATCGGCTAGTTTGGAGTATTTCACATAAAGTGCAAAGGCTAGATCATAGACAGTTTTGTTAATATCATTGTCATAGCGCTGTAGATAGAAGGAAATTTCTTCATCTGAAAAATCAGCAGAAATCTCAACAGTGTCTTGGATATAAAAACGCACTTGAGAGATTTCGTCAACCAATGTGTTGTCGTAACTAAAGCTCATGTAAAACCCTCTTTAGACACCCTCTTAAACATTAATCTTCAAGAGAATCTAAATAAGCCTTTACAATCTCTTGAGCTTTTTCTTGATAACATGATGCGTAAATTGCAGCAGCTTGTTCTTCAACTTTCTTCTTAGCATCTGGGCCTGTATAGCACGTACCAGAATCTCCATACTTCCAGCCAGATTTACCTTCTTTATTTACGCACTTCATAACAGGCATGTGAATCTCCTTTTAAGGAATTTGTGCATCACCTTCACGAATCTCTAGGTCAATTGGCCCTTCATACCAGCCAAGGTCAACAAGACATTTTGGAATGATATTGGCATTATCGTTTTTAGTTACTGTAACGTAACATGTAGTGTTCTCTCTAAGAACACGCTCACCTTGTGGTTCACCGTAAGTGATAGTTTTGTTAATACCAGTACCAAGCATATCTTGATGTCTGCATTGTTATTCAGAGGAAGCTCAAAAGATTCTGTAGAGTCACTTGAAATAACTTCTGATGTTGTAGAACCATAGGACATAGCTGGGAGCCTGTCTTAGGTGTTAACACACTTTATAAAAGACTGTCAAGCAGAACTTGACAGCCTTTGAAAAGTATGCTTATGCTGCGGATACACTCAGCAGACATGCAACTTCGGTCGGGAATACCAGTGGAGCCATTTCGATGGTAGTCTCAATAGCTTCGTCTCGACCATCGTCGTAAGTCCATGCGTACATCGGCTCTACAGCACCTTCTACATGAGTACGGGACAGCTTGCTAGACGGCCCATAGTAGCCACGGAACAGACCATCTACACGCGGTACAACGAAACCGGTGTTAGATGCTACCAGATCAGCGGAAGAACCAGTCGGAAGTTTGAAGGAGCCGTCCAGAGAGTAGATGTTCACACCGTTGGTACGGAACATTTCAGTAATATCTTCACGCATCGGGTTGACCTGAGCTGCGAAGTATTTGTACGCTTCCTTCATGGAGTCGTGGGTGATAACAGCTTCGTACAGATCCGGTGCCAGATACAGATCATAACCGTTGAACATGCCACCATTTTTCAGGTTTGCACGTACAGTGCGCTTGATCTCACGCAGCTTAGCGCCAATATCAGTAGTTGCTGTACCGACGTCCAGAGAGATGTTAGTACGAACGATGCCAAGTTCATTAAACATGTCAACGTACTCAACACCATCCGGGCTTACGCACTTACCTTCAGCAACTGCTTTGAGCTTCATGTATTCCAGAGTCTGATCGGCCTGACGGCGCATCTTCTCCAGCTTCTCAGCAACTGCTACGTCAACCTGACGCATACCATTAGCAGTACCCGGCTGGCGAACACCCAGAATATCTTCCTGAGTAACTGCATCAGAGTGCTTAAAGTAACCCAGAGGAATTGCACGGGTCTCTACGGTATCATCAGAACCGTAACTAGAGCCTCGGCTACCACGCTCAGAAGCAGGCAGCAGTGTGGTGGTGGTTGCGTTAATGTCGAACAGGATTGCTGTCTGGGTTGTGGGACGGAAATCAAAAAGTGAATCGTCAAAGATTGCATACTGACGATCAATCTGGTTGATTTCGTCAGTCATATCAATTAGCTGATTAGCATTGCGGGGATCATGTGTAACTGCCATTGTTTATTCTCCTAATAAATTCTCAATTAAACCTGTTCACGTACTACAATACCCAGAGATTCAATCTCAGAGATAGCAGTAGCGGTTTGACCAGCATCGTGTGCAACATCAAATACCAGAGCCTGTTTGGCAACAATGGCAGGGCCACGTACCAGAACAGCTACGGAAGTATCAGTAGATGCGGTGACAGATTTATTTTCAACTACGATAGCTGCAACAACTTCTGAGCCGTCTACAGCTGTCGGATCAGATACAGTGTATTTGCCTGTGGCAGTCACTTTACCCAGAACAGAACCTACAGACAGGTCAGTATCAGAACCAATGTTTACAGTTACAACTTCACGACAAAAACCGTGGTCACGGGCATATTCATGCTTCAGAAGGTTGCCCAGCAGCGGCTTACGAGTAGCTACAAGTGCCATATTTAATTACCTCTAATTATTAAACTTTAGTTTTCTTAGCTTTGATAGCGGCCATGACACCACTCTCTTCAGCAACATTTTCTTCAGGCTGAGCATCACTACCTACCGGCTCAGAACCTTCAAGACCCTTAACAACCTGTACAGCCTTCTCTACAAGCTCTACAAGAGCCTTCATATCTTCATTTTCAGAAGCACTCATCAGAGCCTTAGCAACGCATTCAACAGCTTCGCCTTCAACACCCAGCACTTCAAACTCTTTAGCTTTAGCTACAAAGGATGCTTTCTTAGCTTCAGCTTCAGCTTCTTTATAAGCATTCAGAGATTTTTCAAGCTCACTAATCTGAGTAGCAGCCTTTTCAATTTCTTCAGCCTTCTCAGCTTCCCATTTAGCTTTTTCATCAGCAAGTGCCTTAGCAATCATTGCCTGCACATCTGCTGCCTTAATAACTTCTTCAGACATTTGTTTATTCACCTCTTCAGGATTTTTACTGTTATCACTAAGAGGTGAACCCCCCTTAGTATACTTAGTAATATCAGTGATAGTGACATTACTAAATTCTGAAAGCTTCTTAACAATATCTGCTACATTAGCTTTAGCATCATCGTCAAGAGCTTTAAAATCTTCTTTAGCAGACTTCATCAAAGCAACCTTATCTTCAAGCTCATGTTTCCACTCATAAGGTTCTTTACTATCCATCTCAGTTTCATAACCAAGAAGCTTTGCCAGAAACTCTGCATCATCCCACCAAAGGCCAAAGAACCGTCTCAGAAACTCTTCCATAGAGAGTTCAATAGTTACGTCTTTAGCTTTGGTAATAAGTGTTTTGTATTCGTTTGCTGCACCACCTTGATCCTGATGAACAAGTGCTACATGAGCACCTTCACCACTAAAATCAAACTTGGTGAGCTTCCTTTTAGCCTTACTCATCAATCACCTCTACATTTGCCATACAGCCCACTGAAAGACCATTCCATTTACCTGCCTTAACATCTGCCCATAGACTGTCATCAGCAAACTTCCAAGTCTGTAGCCAACTACCAGCTGGTACATCTTGATCACCAAGAGTGATGTCAACAGGGATGATATAGTTCTCAACAATCTTTGCAGTGCCCTCATCAACCATTACTAGATGGCCTAGATTGGCTTTCATACAATTCTCTGCAAAGTTGTAACAGGCTTCTTCAACAGTCTCTCTGTCGTAGAAGTCGCCGTGTGCATCGTAATCAGACTCATCTCTCATAGCCTTCAATACTACGAAGGTTGCCATGCGCTTCTCAGTATCAAGAGCCTTAACAACTTCTACAGTGGGCTTTTCAATCTCTTGTTTAGTTTCTCCAAAGTGCTTATCAAGGAACTTGGAGAATGATTTTAGAATTTCATATTTATCCATTAAGATTCTCCTTGGTAAGCTCCTTCTATAGCTTTATTGAGGGCTTTCTCAATCTCATTATCATCTTCATCTACAGATGTTTGAGAAACACCACTACGTGCGGCAGCGGCTTCCATAGCGAGCCGTTGAGATTGAGCCTGATGAACAACACTAGGAACTTCCAGATACTGATTCTGAACATCACGTTCAGGGAGGTCTGCACGCTTCCTGATAGCATTCTCAAGAGTTGCATCTGTAGTAATGTAGTTAGATGCTCTGTCTAGGAATTCACCCAGATCCTTGAGAGAGTCTTTACCAATCTTCTCGTGAACAAGCTCACAGGTATTTTCACTATCCCAACCATTACGTTCATAAAGTTGTTTGATAGCTTTTCTGTTAAACTGTTCTGAGATGATTTCAAGGTACGCTTCAAGAGACTGTAGGAATGTCCCTACTTTATCGTTAGACAGTGCATAAGAACCTGTAGAGGTGCTGCCCATCAAGAGGAAGTCACTCAACATACTCTGTGCAACTCGATAGTCGTATCTCTCAATGACTTTAGAAGCATCTATGCGACTTGGAGCATTAGATGACAGAAGCTGGAAATCAAACAGAGGCTTACCAGATTCATCTACATCACTAGGAATGATGATGCCAGCCTGTTCGTTGTTTCTAGCGTTCTCTACAACTTTTACGAAATTCATAAAAATTTCGTATTTCTCAGGATCTTCTGTAGGATCAGCAGCAAAGTATTCAGCAGGTAGTTTAAGGAGTGGAAGGCCACCCAAATCCCTTTCAAGACCAACACCTTCGAGATATTCAGCCTTACGCTTCATATACCATGATTGATAGGCATTCTTTAGAATTGATCTACCAAGGGGGTTATTACGTTCAGCATCTGTTCTAAAGTGTAGGAGACGATTGTAAGGAATCTCCACTTTGCTCTTAACGGAGCCTGTTACAGAAGCTGAGTTTATATAGGTTTGTTCAACACTCTTTAGGTATCCACGATCATCAAATTTCCATCCAGTGATAGTCTTTTGAGAACGTGCTGGAAAATCCTTCCAAACAATATTACCCTTATAGATTTTATATGTAGGCTCGTGAAATGAAAATCCATAATCAATGAAGCTAAGAATATCTGCTATCACTTCATCGAAAGACCTTTCGAGATTCTTGAACAAGCTGTAACGTACAATGTCAGCCTTTCGCTTATCCTCATCGGTGGCTTCTAGGTCACCGTAAGGCTTAATATCCCATTCAACTTTGCGGATGTATTGTTTGATAAGAAAGAGAGAACCGCTAACAATGGGATCACTCTTCATCTTATCAAATGTTGTTAATGATCTAGGCCAGCGTATCTCAGCAGCTTGTTCATCATCCAAAAGTGTTGATTGGGTGTAGCGAAGACCCGTCTTCCCGATTTGTCGGGGGACATATTTATCAGCCATACGCTTTCCTTTGAAAATATTTAGGCGGGAATTGTACAAGACACATCTTTATAGGAATTACAAAAGATGTTAATTTTCTTGACAATTGTTGCAATTGCCTCATTAATTAAACATTATATGGTCACAAATCTCATAAGTCAATATGTAAAGAATGTCAATATTGACTTTTTAAAGATTTTATGAATAGCTCCAGATGGACTTCAGAGATGATTCAGAATAGCATCTCATTAATCTTGGTAATGCTTGCAGGGTTGAATCTGAATTTATCTGGAAGTTTTTTGCCGGAGATTAACCAGTTGTAGGCGTCGGCTGTCGCATCGACTTGATCATCTTTCAAAGTTTTACTACCACCTTCAAAGACCTCCAACTCATAGAACCAAGCATCATTCCAATCCCCTTGAACAACTCTTACAAGACCATTCTCTACAGCGTTGGCAAACCCTAAGAATCTTTCAAGTTTACCTTTTCTGGTGTTAGCCTTTATAACATTGTAACCGCTAAGTATCAACGGTTGACTCCAAGTCTGGTAAGCAATCTTTCCTTGCGCACCTGGGTCTAGAGGTATGCCGATTTTGCAATTCTTACCATCGTTGGCAGCAGCAGCCAACATCCGTTCTTGAACGATATGAGGAGGCTCCCTGAACCGTATTACATTCTCTACATAAAAGTAACCGTCCTCACACAGGCTCATTTTGACACCTGCTGTCCAGTCAGGATTTGGGTAACTTTCACTAGGTGTCGTAACTGCTAAGTCATACGCACGAATGGTTTTAAGTCGTCTTGGGACATTCTTTGGAGAGACAACCTCTACATTGGCCCTATTAAAGTACCCAGCCCCTTGCATAGCTGCATGCCAACTCCCTAACAAGAGGCGCTCTTTTTCAACCCTTGGTAGTGCTTCTAGGTTGGCTATATAGTCTGGGTTGTTTTTTAAAAGCGCTTGGTTATCGTAAACATTACCAGCAATAAA